AAGGTCATTGTTCCATCAACAGTTGTATCTGGGTTGGCACTACTAACATCAGACATGAAGTCGTTTAGTAGTTCCTCTGAGTCTGATGCTCCACCAGACGTTAGATAGCAAGTTAATGAACCAGATACTGCACGAGTACCTGTGAAGTGTGATTGAGGTTGGTTAATTACTCCCAATTCTTCAGGGGTTAACCAAGTAATCCCATTATCAAAAGTGAGACTTCCACCTGTTACTGCTAAACTATACTCTTTCGAACCATTAGCTGCAGTTGCAGTAGCTGTTGCACCACTACCTGCACCACCACTAATATTAATAGTTGGAGCGCTGGTATATCCAAAGCCTCCACTAGTTACAGTAATAGCAGTTACTACACCCCCAGCTACAGTAGCTGTAGCTTTAGCTCCAGAACCACTTCCACCAGTAAAGCTTACTGTAGGTGTACTAGTATATCCAGTACCTCCAGCAGTAACAGCGACAGAACTAATAGTTCCTGCAGCACTTCCATCTAAATCTAAGCCTAAAGTACAAGTACTTAGCTTATTAGTAATGAAGTCTGCTGTAGCAGGAGCTGCTAAATAATCAGTACCTGCAGTAGCTGGGCGGGTAGAACCTACCTCTACTAGAGACTCTCCTTGTCCATTCCAAGAGATTTGGGCGAGACCGTCAATACTAAAGTCTACTTCAGCAGAGTTTAGTACTCCATTCCCAATCTTGTAACAAAGACCTGAATCCGAGAAATAGAAGTAGTAGTTTAACAACTCAAGCTGATGAACATCAGAATCGTTAAAATCTACAACTAAATTGGTAGCACTAGAAGTGACACCTTTAGCACCTGATTCAGCATCAGTAGTACTAGCTACCATAGCATTCCAGAGTAACTTCTCAGTTGCAGAATGTACTGCACTACTTGCTCCACCACCATCTGTATCCTGATAAGGACGTACATAAGTTGTAAAACTAAAATCAACAGGATCTAATGCTGTATTGAAGATCTGCTGTCCACGTTTAGGGGCGTCGCCTGCTTCATTAACAGTAATATTCTGAGTTTGGTTTCCTTGAGAGAAACTAAACCCGTCTAATACAGGGATTTCGTATGTATCGATTCCTGCAGTTCCTGCACTATTGCGTAAACGCCCACCTATAGTACCACTAGCAGCTCCAACCCAGCTGGATCCTACGGTTGATACTATGAGGGTACAATTTCTACTTAAACTAAATGCCATAATAATTTCCTTTATAACAAACTTACCAATATTGGTAAGACTCTTTGTCTATAGATTAGTATTGACTATTATCTTATAATCTATTAGACATTTACATCACTTGATATTTGACTTCAAGCGTTATCTCTCCCACTCCAAAAGGTGCTAATAGCCCCTCATCGGAAGTGATAGATTGAATTCTGATTTCTTGTGTAGTTTTACCTACATCGTAGGTTAATTGATTATTATTATCAATAATTTCCTCTACATCAGTAAAAACTTTTTCTAATTCGTTTACGGGGTCTTCCCCTTGAACGTACATTCTTACTGTAATACCCAGTATACCCCATTTAAATGAGTTCCCGGGTAGGTACTCTCTTACCTCATTTCCCGCTGTTACGCTGAGATAAGGAAAGTCATTTACTTCATCCCAGAAAACTAATTTATTAGTAACATTAGATGCTAAATCTGAGTTATACGTACCAGACCCATCAATTAACTTTAGTTTTGTTACTAAAGCTTCTACGATGCCTCCTCGTGCCCTACCTGCCATTATAATCTCCTAGTCTTTAAGTTGAACTTACTATGTATGTAAGTAGCTGCTACTTCTCTAATAGACTTATCTATTAGAAGTCTTGGGTCTCTATACTGGTTACCTTGTTTAAAACCTCTTTCGAAAGTTTGATAAGGAGACTTCATATAAGTATAGAAAGCTGTTAAGTTACCTTCTCGTGTAAACTGTAAGTCTGTAACTCCTACAGAGTTTGCAAAACGCCCTGTTCTATAATTAAGAGCTGGAGATTTCATGTTGTGTTTTACTTGGGATCTAATTAAGCTATCTATAAGACTTCTTATAGTAACTAAACTAGTAAACTGCCCTCTAGGGTTTTGTAACTTAGCAGTAATTGCGGCTCCCTTTATCTTAGCCTGTTGCTTTTTATAGTTGTTTCGTAGCTTTATAGAATTGTTTTTAACTTTAGAGGCTCGTAACTTAATATGTTTACTTTTTATTTTTCTATTTTTTGAAGTTACTTTAGTAAGTTTCTTACCTTTTATAACTAAGTCTAATATCTTTAAGATTTTATCTTCATAACTAGGACTGGCTTTTAGCTTAGAAATATTGCCTTGAAGTCTTTTAGATAAATTCTCTGCTGCAAAATTATTCAAGTCTTTTAGTACTGTTCTTATAATATCTTTAGTATCTACGTCTCTTTCACCCTTTGACTGATTAAGTTTACTTTCAATATAAACAACTCTTTCGTACTCAGAACCTAATAAGTCACTAAAGTTATCGTCTATTTGTAAATTCTGGTTTTTAAACCAGGTATCTATAGAATCTTCTATTAACCAAGTAACTTTCTCTATAGAAGTATTATTAAGACTACTTGGGGGTAACATGTTTAAAATAATTTTGGTTAATCTATTACCTACAGCTATTTGTTTAATAGGAAAATTGTGTCCAATATCAAAAAACTTTAAATCAATTCTATCACTAGCAGGTAGCGTTTTATTATATTCGTAAAATAAACTAGTTATTTGATTAGCAGCACCTCTAGTACTAGCTAACCTTACGTATTTATTTCTAATATCTTCAGGTAATTCATCTTTATGTTCATATAACCATTCTTTGGCTAGTATAAAGCTGGACTTAGCTCCGATTTTGTTTGCAAAAATTCTTGCATTACCGAAGTTAGAGAAAGTTATCTCAAAACCTGAACCTATCTTGTCTACTCTAAGAATTGTTTTGGAGGGTTTAAAACCTAATATAAAATTAGATATGTTCTCCCACATTCTTACAGCGACTTTAGGCCCTAAGCCATTGTTTTGTACTTCATGGCTTATTTGAGCTTCACTAACTACCAGAACTTGCATGTTTTTAGCTTCTGATATTCTTAAAGCTTTTGTACCTAATGCGTATTCTTTACCGCTGGCAATATCAACCAGTAAATTATCATATACGTCACTAACTCTGCTAAATTTTTTTGGCATTAGTCAATATTCCTATATAACTCCAGAATACGTTTTATATGGGGTGGGAAATCTGAAGGTGTGGAACCTGCAATATTATTAATGCTAGCAGATCCTGGTATAGCTTTATTGGGTGTTGATTCTTTTTTCATATAATATGTAATTAAATCAAAACAAGCTAGTTTCAAATCGGAAGGAGTAGAGGAGTAGCCACCTTTATAAATCAGTTTTACAGATTTAGTGCCTAATGGGAAGTTAGCTTTTAACTTAGTAACTGCTTGATCTGTAGAGGCTAACTCGTAGTCTCTATCTGCAGTCCAGTACTCAGAAGCTGCTTCGCAAGTCTCTTGAGTTGTATAAGTTGTATTGCTACAACTGCCAGTCCATCTTTCTGCTGTGAAAGACCAGCTCTCACCATCAGTATGTCCTGTAGTTGCCCCGAAGGTTATAGATATATTACCCTCTAATTGTTGAATAGAACCTGTAATAACTACATTATTCTCTTTCCAATTTGAACCCCCATCCCTTGACCACTTAAAAGTATCTGGAGTTCCCGCGTTGTCAATTTGTATAGTATAACTACGACCAATTTCACCTGACGACGTATTTGCGTTGTATCCAGTGATAGTTAAATCGTTTAAGCCACTTCCATTGAAAGTGTCATTATTTATACAATTTGTTTCATTTGCTTTTGAAGAAAGAGTACATTGAGCAGTACCAGATTCTAAGAGATAGTAATTATTTGCGTCTGCAAAATTACTCTCAATGGTAGTTTTGTTTGTAGAGGCACTACCGCGCTCTAATAATTGCACAACTTCTGTAATAGGAAGTTCTGCCGGATATATTGTATTTTGGTATTCTTCTACATCAAAATACTCAGTTTTTTCACTTGAATAGTTATCTATAAAAGTGCGCCCACAATAGGTTTTTACAAGCGAACTAACGTGTGTACGCAGAGAGTTAATCTTTGAGTCATTAGTATTACTATTTATATTAGCGTAAGCTTTATATTCACTTACAGAAACTAAATCAGCCATTCCTTTTCCCATTGTATAATTATATTATAACCTAAAGACTTGATATGTTCTAGTCTTTCTATTGTTTCGTTGTGTAACTGTCCAAACGTTTTACTACAGCTTTTATTATAGTCGTCTGGATCGTAAACTTCAGGATTACCGTGCCAGTAATCACCTAAGAACTCGTATACTGTATTAGTCTCAGGATCGTATCCATCGACTTTATAGTTCGCTATCGGATACTGCCGCTCTGTAATACCTAAAGAATCTAACCACTCTTTTTCTTTTAATGATTCTTTATGTAGTACGGGTTTAATATCTAGTTCCTTGAATCTATGAGATAATTTACCCTTCTGATAACCTAATTCTTTACTTATTTGAATTAAGGGTTTAGTTTTATTCTCTTTTTTTAACCATTCTTTATTGTAAGATAGAGCTAAGTTTTCTTCCGTAATATGTGATTGATTACAGTTAGGTTTTAAACCTGCTTTTATACAAGCAGTAGTATATGATCCAAATACTTTTCTATACGTTTCAGTGCTATAGGTTTGGTTATCTATAGACAACTCTTTATAAGTAGGAGTGTGTTTTAGTTTACCTGCTAAAGTTTTTAGATCTTTTAGTAAAGATTCTACGGAGTATTCTGTATGTCTATTAAGTGTAATACTTGCGGCAATAAGAGCCTTATTATGAGAACCAAAGTACCTTTTGTACGTATTACAGCAAGGCATTAAAGGATCCTTATCTACCTCAGAAACGGTAGGGGTTCTGCCTAAATACTCTGTAAAGTACTGAAGTTCTTCAACTAATAGTTCTTTTGTATACTTTCCCATGACTCTCCTTGTAAGATACTATTTGGTGAGCTATTCAGTATACAAGGTACTAAAAAGGCTGGCCGGCCGATTCGCTCTATAAGTTTTTCTAAACTCGAAAGCTTAGAAAAACTGACTGGTTTTACCCAGTCAGTAATTTAGTCTCTAGCTATTAAGCACCAGACTTAAGTAAGCACATAGATGCCTTACCAGCAGCTCCCGCTTCTTTAGCGATGAAGCCAAATCTACGAGTAGCTACGATAGCTTTTTGCTGCGCAACTATATCTTCAGCAGATTGCACAGTAAGTGCTCGGTAGTTACCTAAAATATAATTTTGAGGATTAACTAAAATGCCTTGTGCCTTGCCTGCAGCTTCAGCTTCAAAAGCATCCGATACAACCATAGAAACACCAAATACTTTACCTAGTTCGCCAGAGCGAATAGTAGCAGACTCACCATACTTATCAACAGTAACAACATTAGTATTGTCCATAAGACCATAATATGCTTGCTGGCTTAAGAATAATACTAAGTCAGAAGGGTTATGTCCCCATTGTCCCATATTAGAACGTGCTGTTAGGATGTTAGCTGTACTAATCATAGTACCTGCTGCTGCAGTAGTAACGTTGTTACCAACATTACCACCAGCTAGTTCTTCCAATTCAGTGAAAGGAGCAGCTGTACCAGTACCTAGGATAGAAGCATCGGAAGTGCGAGCCATACGACGTACAATTGCATCACGAACGATAGCAGCGATTGGAAGTAGTGTATCCTCTTCCTCTTCATAACCGATATACTCACGAGTAGCTAGCTTATATGCAGTTAGCGTTACTTCGTTTAGAACGTGTTGTTTAATAGCACCTGTAGAAGCATCATTGAAAGCAGTACCAATAGCAGCGCCGTCATTGAAATCATTCTGGTTAGTTGCATCTACCCAAGTAGCATCAAGACCCGTATCTGGGTTGATAGGCATATTCATAACGCGAGCATTCATCGCTAGAGAGTTGAATACTGGTTCAACAACTACACGATTCTGAATAGCTTGGTAGATATTTGAGTTCCAAGTAGTCTCCCAATCCTGGTCATCAGAGTTGACACGATTACCCTTCTCAAGCAATCTCTTACCAAAGTCTAGTTCTTTAACAGGTACACCTAAAATCTTAGATGTAATGAAAGCACTGTTGAGCTCGTCAGCACTAGGTGTACCAGAACCAGGCTCAGAGAACTGCATTTTAGACTTCTGCATAGCAGCCATCTCTTCTTTAGCTCCCTTTAACTCAGTCTGCATCTCCTCTAGAGACTTAGCATAGCTATCTCCGTCGGCCTTAATACGAGTTTCTAACTCCTCTGCTACTTTCTCTGCATGAGTCTTACCGACTTCTAATGCTGCTACTTTCTTATCTGCGGCAACTTCTGCTTCTTTTTCAGCAACTTCTGTTTTGTAAGCTTCAACAGCACCTAGTGCAGTTTTAGCCATCATTTCTTGTAATTCTTTTTGATCCATTTTTAATTCCTTGAGAATATTATTATCCTGAGAAGGTATCTTCTCAATTTCAGTAGTTTCTTCTTTTTCTTCAATCTCGTCTTCTTGTTGAGCCACGAAGCTCTTCTTGAAGTCGTTATACTCGCCAATATCAGTAAAAGATTTAGCTAAAGAAAATGTCGAATCTTGGTTAGCGGGTATAGATACAACTGATACTTCAAAAAGCTCTAAGTCTTTAATGAAGAAGGTATCTTCGTCCCTGTCGTAGTCAGCATCTTTGATACTAAATCCTACGCTAAAAGTTTTTAAAACTCCGTCTTTAATGAGGTTATATACTTCGCCAGCAGCTTTACTAATTTCTGCTACAATCTCTAAACCTTTGTCAGTGACGTTATAATTAACGGCAGAGCCAATAGGACGAGAGTGATCATGAAAAGCTAGAATTACAGGGTTTTTGAGATAATTATCCAATCCACCTTGCTCCCATGCTTCTTTCACAATTATATCGCCCGAACGATCCTTAGAAACAGTATTGGCGTAACCTTTAATTGTTATAGAGTCCGACTCTCCGGCCGCTTTCTCAACAACATTAAATGGAGAGCTAATTTCAAATTGTTTATTCATTCATTCTTATCCTTATCTCCCTGAGGAGGTTTTCCTCCCTCAGATGGGTTGCCTGCACTCCCTGCTACATTTGCGGGAATACGTATGTCATCATGACCTTCTAGTGGTTCTAATCGTAGTGCCTCTCTAGCTTCGTTAGGGGTAATAACCCCTCCATTAACTAGAGTGGAATAGTATTTTGCTTTGTCGTCTAACTCTGGTTGGAGTGGTGATAAATCTTCAAGGGCTGCTGCGAGGTCATATCCAAAATACCGTTCAAAACCACTTAGTACTTTACGTACTAAAGGTAAAACGGTTTCTTGATACATTAATCTATGGTTGGGTCTAATATTAGCATTATTACCCCCATTTAATAAAATGGGAGGGATACCAATAGTTTTAAGGATTGTCTCCTCTAGACTTTTCACAGAATCTTCAAAATCTAATTGTCGAAAATCAACATTAGAAATGCTATCTATCTCTAGTCCACCATCTAAGATAAGAGGTCTACGACCTCCAGACTTAGGGTTATACTTTAGAGACCAGGAACTTATAAGTCTTTCCTTAACTTTGGCACTGAGAGTGTTGGGAGTTTTAAGTACCAATCCAGGTACTGCTCCATTTTTAAAAAAGTTGCTTTGGAAAGATCTCATATCATATAGTAACTCGATGCTAGCTTTTGCGGCATTTAATCGAGTCATTCCTCTATAAATAGACTGAGTTGCATTATCGGGTATATGTATAATTTCTTCAGGTTTATAACTGATCTCATTATACTTATAACCTTTAATAAATGTGTGTTTATCTGGTATAATAGTTACGTTAGATGCGGGTAGATGAAAAAGGTTTGCGCCGTCGTAGTATGCAAAGCTATTACCATCCATTAACATATCTAAATACATATTTCTCCAAAATGCATCAGCATTCTGGAAAGGATTTGGTTGTCTATTAAGTAAGTTATTTAACTTTTTAAGCCTAATAGTCTGGATGCCTGGGAAAGACTCTTTCTCTCCTACATCTATCTTGAACTGGGCAGCGGCATCTACTACCATATTAACGCCTCGATTAACTGCTTCCAGTTTTTCAAAAGCTCTTTCAAACTTAATATTAGGAACTATAGAACTAGTTTCCCCAGAAGCTGCTGCAATACTTGGTTGCGCAGGATTTAACTTCTGTGCTATACTTTTAAACCAACTCATATTCTTTATCTCTTCGTTTAATAACCCAACGCTCCTGCTTTTTAGCAGTGTGTAGCTGAGGACGTTTTCCGTAAATTCCATGCAACCTCTGATGGTGGGTTTTACACAATGTAACTGTTTCGTCATAAATCTCTTTGAGATTTTCTGAAATAAACTGCTCTCGTATATCCATAATATCTTCGGCTGTACTTATATTGGAAATGCCTTGCTGTTTTAACCACTTTTCTAGTAGCTCTGTCATACCATTATAGTGATGGAACTCTAAGCTCTCTATACTCCCACAAATAAAACATTCAGTACCTTTATCATACTTGGATTTTGCTTTATCTCTACAGTACTTGATTAGTTGTCTCTTTAATTCTGCCACTCGTTTTCCCACTTTGTAATTATATTGTACCCTAAGGATTTGATGTATTTTATTCTTTTATTAGTTTCATCAAATAACTGTCCAAACGTTTTACTACAGCTTTTATTATAGTCGTCTGGATCGTAAACTTCAGGATTGCCATGCCAGTAATCACCTAAGAACTCGTATACTGTATTAGTCTCGGGATCATATCCATCGACTTTATAGTTCTCTATAGGATACTGTCTTTCTGTAATACCTAAAGAATCTAACCACTCTTTTTCT